TAATCAAAGGCTTAAAGTTCCCAACCTCGTTTTTAGGTTGGGAACAGGTTGGGAAGGTCGGGAAGGGTGCCGCTCGTGGATGAAGCGACCCTCGTCAAGATGCGCGCGGACTTTGAACGCGTGACCGCTCACCGGCTCCGGGTGGGGGGGTGGAGCGCTGCCGATGTGCAAGAGCTGGGGGTGGTGATCAAGGCGGCGATCGATAAGGGTGCCCCAGACTCGATTAACGGCTGGGCGGGGTGGCTGTCAGACCTGGCGGCAGACATCGCCATCCTGGACCTGGACCGCGCACGGGAACAATGGCATGCCGAGCGCGCCCGTGAGTCGGCGCACCGGCACGACGAAACCGAGTTGCGCGAGATCAACAGGGTATGGTGCGCGACGCGTTTGGGCGCAAGGGTGAAGCACAACGACTGGAGCTGCAAATGATAGGGCTAACACTGCAACACGACTTCGCGGACCTTAACCGCCAGTTGGACCGCATCAGCGATGCTGGCAAGCGGGCGAAGGCGACGGCGATGGCATTCAACAAGGTCGCCGCGAAGGCCAACACTACAGCCGGGCGTGAAATCCGCCGGCACTACATGGTCAAGGTTGCGCACGTGAGCCCTCGCATCAAGGTGCATAAGGCATCAGGCAAGAGCGATGCTGTACGGGTGGTGATTGAGCCTGTGCTCGGCTCGCGTGGCAGGAGTCAGAACGTAGTTCGCTTCCTCGAAAAGAAAGTGACGCTCGCTGAGATGAAGCGCCGCCGCAAGGCTGGGCGTCTGGCGTCTGTGCATTACCTGAGAGGCCGCGCCCGCGTGAATCCGATCCTGCACTTCCAGATCACGAAGGGAAGGTCGAAGCGGATCGATGGCGCGTTTATTGGGAACAAGGGGCGCACGGTGTTCCGCCGCACTGGATCGCGCCGTCTCCCGATTGAGCCGATTCATACGATCGACGTGCCTGACATGTTTGGCTCTCGAAGGGTCACTGAAGCAGTGATCGCCCGCATCCAGCAAGAGCTGCCTGTCGAAATCTCGCGCGCAATCCGACTTGTCCTGAGCAGCTGACTATGACCGCAACAACGCCTTTGCCCCGCCCCACCCCTTCACGGGTCCTTCCCAGCCGCTCCTCCATACGGGGCGAAGCGACCGCGTTTTTGCTCCAGTTCTGGGGCTGCAGGGGGGTTTACTGACTATGCGGATCACGGGTCAGCAGGGTATTGCCGATATGTTTGGGGTGTCGCGCGAGACGATCGACAACTGGCAGCAGCAGGGGCTGCCGGTGGCCAGGCGCGGAGGGCCGGGAGTGCCGAGCGAGTATGAGAGCGCGGACTGCATCAGCTGGCGGGTGGCGAGTGAGGTAGCCAAGGTGCAGGGCGAATCGCCCAATGACCGTCTGGCGCGGGCGCGAGCTGAGGAGATCGAGATGCGCAACGCCGAACGGCGCGGGCTGCTGATCCCTGCCGAGCAGCTGGAGCCGAAGATGAAGGCCGCGATGGCTGGCGCGCGGGAGGCCTGGTTGCATGACTCGCGCCGGATCTCGCGCGATCTGCAGGAAGGGCAGGGGGGTGACATCGAGGCGCTGTTGGAAGAGGCCTTTTCCGCCTTCCTCCTGCGCCTGTCGCGCTGGCCGGATGTGGATGTCGTCGACGACGAGGATGCGGACGCATGACAGCGTTCAAGGCTCCGCAGGGGGTGGCGGATCTGCCGCCGGTCGACGCACGGGCGGAGAAGGCGCTTGCCGCGATGCTGCGCCGGGTGTTTGCGGAGCTGGCCCCGCGTGCGCCCTTGTCGATGGTCGAGTGGGCGGAGTTTTACCGCAAGCTATCATCCGAGGAAAACCCGGACTACGCCGGTGATTTCAGCCTGGACAACACCCCGGCGCTGCGCGGCGTACTGGCTGCGTTGAGTCAGCGCGGTGTGTCGCGGGTGGTTGTGCAGAAGTCTGCACAGATCGGCTACACCGCCGGCGTGGTATGCACCTTGCTGGCCTACCACATTCACTGGCGCCCCTGCGTCCAGGTGGTGATGTTCCCGCGAGAGAAGTCCGCCAAAGATTTCGACGCCGAGAAGTTCAGCCCCATGGTGCGCGCCACGCGCGAGCTCTCCAAGCTGATCCGCCTCAAGAGTCGCTCGGACGGCAACAGCGCCACCCGTAAGCATTACCCCGGCGGCCTGCTCAAGCTCGTGGCCTCGAACAGTCCGTCGGACGTCAAATCGACATCCGCCCGGGTGCGCGTGGTTGAAGAGCCTGATGACACCAATAAGGATGTGCGCGGGCAGGGCAATTCCATCACCCTGCTGCGCGAGCGCGGCAAGACCATCCGCGACAGTCTGGAGTTGATCGGCGGCACACCCACCGCAAAAGGTGCCTCCGAGATCGAAAAGGAAATGAGCACCACCGACCAGCGGCGGTTCATGGTGGCGTGCCATCACTGCGGCGATCGGCATGAGGTCGACTGGGTACACGTCACCATTCCAGGGTTCAATCTCAAGCCCGAAGAACTCGCAGCCCCGGACATCGACACCCTCTATCCCGAGCGTGATGTTTTCGGGCGCGCGCGCTGGGAAGATGCGTTTTACACGTGCCCCCACTGCGGCAATATCTGGACCGATCGCGAGCGCGTCGCCAACATCCGTGCCGTCGCCTCAGTACCTCCCTTGTATGGATGGGAGCCCACCGCCGCGTCAGCAGACCCCGGCTTCTACTTCAACGAATTGCATAGCGTGTTTGAAGGGAGCTACGTCCCTCAGCTCGCTAAAAAGTACCTGGTTGCTCACTACGAGTTCGAGCGCGGCGAGCCCGAAAAGATGGTGGCCTTCTGGAACTCGACCCGAGGCCTGCCCTGGGAATACAAGGGCGAGCTGCCCGAAGAGGACGAGCTCGAAGTCCGCGCCGAAGAGTACGCCGAGTGGACGGCACCCGCCGGCGCCCTGGTGCCACTGCTCACCGTCGACGTGCAGCATGACCGCCTCGCCGTCACGTGCTGGGTGATTGGCCGTGGTGAAGAGGCGTGGCTCGCCTACTGGGGCGAAATCTACGGCTCGACCATCGTAGCCCTGCAGGGCGCCTGGGAAGAGCTCGCGCAGATGCTCTACAAGACGGTGCGTCACGCCAGCGGCGCCCCCCTGGCGATCGCGGCTGTCGGCATTGACTGCTCGGACGGCCAGACATCGGATGCCTCCTACAGCTTTGTGCGCAAGTACAACCGCCCTGGCCGTCCGGTGCTCGCGCTCAAGGGCGCGAGTGACGACGAAGGCAAGGTCGAGATCTGGACCCCGCCGCGCCCCATAGACCCGAACGCCCGCGCCACCAAAGCGAGCCGCTACGGCGTGCAGATGCATATCGTAGGCACCGCCAAGGCAAAAGACATGATCCTCGGCTGGGCGCAAGAGGGCGGCCGGGTGCGTCTCACCGGCAGTGGCGCCGGCCGCATGCACTGGTACAGGAGCGTGCGCGCCGATTTTTACGAGCAGCTGCTGGGCGAGATCAAGATTCCCAGCCGCCTCAACCCGCGCAAACGCCACTGGAAGCGCCGCACCGACCGCCGCAACGAAGCGCTGGACTGCACCGTCTACGCACTCTACCTCTCACGCCACCTGCGCCTGCACCTGCGCCGTCCGGCGCAGTGGGACGTGATCGAAATGACGCTCCGCCAGGGGGTGCTGATCCCGGCCGACGAGGCGCAGTCCGAAGCGCCCAGCGCCCCCCTCGCACCCGTGCCCGCGCTGGCCAACGGTGAAACAGAATTGCCGGAAAGCGGAACAGCCCCGGCCGAAAACGGGACGCCCGACCCTGAACCCGATGCGGACCCAGCGGATGACATCTCCGCCCGTGTGTTCGCCGATCTGGTTCGCAAACGGAACCAGCGCCGTGGCCGGTGACGATCTCTCCCAGATCCTCGATCTCGCCCGCCGCGAGATTGACGACGTGCCGGACGAAGTCTGGCAGCGCTTCGACAGCCTGATCCGCCGCGCCTTCGGCACGCAGCGCATCTACATCGCGGCGCACCGCAAGAAGCAGCACCTGGAACAACTGCAACAGGCCGCCGACGACGTCGACACCCAGCGCATCGCACAGATGCTGGGTGTTACGCCTCGGCGGGTTCGACAACTGAAGAAGCTGCGGTGATGGGGCACAACGCCTGAGATAACCCGACGGCCGTCAGGCCGGTCGGGTTGATTGACGGGTTCGGCGGCAATTTACGGAGGACGGAATGACTTGCACAAGACTAAGCAGCCGTGGATTTAGCGGGATTAT